TAATGCTTAAGGCTGGATTGGGAGATCCAAGTAAAATGGTTCACGAAAAGTAATAAATTAAAACGAGCAGTTGTCGGCAACACTTTCAAGTGCTCGTTTTTTTGGTATAAATAACTATGAAAACAAAGTATAAACTAATAGTGAATGGTTCTGGAAGTTATTCAGAAGATTCATTGTTCAAACTATATTTTACGATTTTACGACATCGCTTCCATCATCTATGTAAAGGTGAAGGATGGCGAGATTGAGGCTGACCATAGTGGTAGTCTCGCAACCAATCTCAAGTCCTGTGCTATGGATTGAGATTTCTTCAACACCAACCTTGCTTATATAAGGAGGAAATATGGTATCATTAGCACCACACTCACAATTTACTGCAAACGATTTAGAAAAATTCATGGGGTTATCCATTGGATTTGATTCTATGTTCAATCGTCTTGCGAATTTCCCACAACAAGAGAATGGGTCTTATCCACCTTACAACATCCGAAAAGAAGATGACTTCAACTTTGTCATCGAACTGGCACTTGCTGGTTTTTCGGAAAAAGATGTTGAAATAGAACTTACGGAAAATGTTCTTTCTATTCGTTCAACTGATGAAAAGGGAAAACAAAACTCGGATACACCAGATTATGTCCATAGAGGAATTGCGAATCGCTCTTTCTCTCGTAAGTTTTCTCTGGCCGATGACATTATTGTCAAAGGTGCAGAGTTTGAAAATGGTCTTCTTAACATCACTTTGGAAAGAGTTGTTCCAGATGAAAAGAAACCAAGAATAATTCCAATCACAAATCCAAATGTGATTGAACACAAGAAGAAGTAATTTCTTGTCTCCCTTCCAGAGAACTATATACTCTGGAAGGGTTTTTTTATTTTAAATTATTAGGAGAAAAAATATGTTTGAAGAATTGAAAAAAATATTTCATAAACAAAATGAAGAAGTAACACCTTCTACAATTTCTTATCTTGCTCACAGATATAAAAGATTTATGTCTGGTAGCGGATGTGCTGTATGCTGGCATACTTGTAGGTGTAAATCAAAAAATAAACTTCCTATGCCCGGACCTTCTTTAGTAACTCCATCAGAAAAAATTGCATATGAATATGAACAATCATTATAGGAGATTATTGTGTTACCGTTATTATTATTTAATGTTATTTCTAGTCTTGTCATAGATAAGGCTCAGACCTTGGCGACTGAGCATGTGGAAAGTATGATAGAAGATTTACTTCCAAAAGATGCAAAAAAAGAATTAGACAAAGCTATAAAAGAAGACCCCGCACACCAATTCACAAATGCTAAAGATGCATTGATAGCTGCTGTTGAGGGTAAGTTACCTATCGTCAAAGCAGACGGAACACTCAAACCAATCGAAAAAACATTTACAGTTGTATATAATCCTACTACTGGATCAATTGATGTAGATAAATCTTAGAAAGGAATATTATGGCAGTTAAGACACCATCTTATAACGGACACCTGACAAAAAACTTTGGGTATCAAGAAATGATAAAAAGTTCAACTGCTGATCGTTTGGGTATATCAAATGACGCATCAAGAGAACACGTTATCAATTTAGTCAATCTCTGTAATTTTATCTTACAACCAGTAAGAGAAGAGTTCGGAGTTATTCGCATCAATAGCGGATATCGTTCTCCCGCATTAAATAAGGCAGTGGGCGGTTCGGCTACAAGTCAACATTGCAATGGTCAAGCAGCAGATTTTGAATCAACCCGAATTTCCAATCCAAATCTTGCAAAATGGATCGAAAAACATTTAGAATTTGACCAACTCATTTTAGAATTTTATGATGGTGTTGATCCAAATAGTGGATGGATTCATTGCTCTTATGTTCTTGATGGGAGTAATCGTAATAAAACAATGACAGCATTGAGAGTAAATGGAAAAACATCTTACAAGCCAGGTCTTCTATCATAAGGAGAGAGGAATGAAATATTTTTGGAAAACGTATTTGGAATTTTTATTATTCATAGGTCAATTTAATTCAAGAAAGAATTGGATTGACAATCACGTTATAATATGTTATAATAACTTAAATCAATGTTGCTATTTTTCAAATAATCTCAATGAAAAAACATAAATGAGTTTTTATACAAACGTTGTTACACTCGGAAATAATATACTATTTCGTGGTATTTCTTCTGACGGCAAAAGATTCAAAGACCGAATAGAATACCACCCTACCTTATTCATACCCACCAAAGAAGAAACAAAATTCCGAACTCTGGAAGGTGAACCAGTTGGAGAAATCCAGCCAGGAACTATGAAAGAGTGTCGTGAGTTCATTCGCAAATACAAAGATATCGACAACTTCAACATTTACGGTAATGATAAATGGGAATTTTCTTTTATCGCAGAACACTTTCCAGAAGAACATATCAACTATGACTTTGAGAAGATTCGTATTGCTTATCTTGATATTGAGACTGGCTCTGAGAATGGATTTCCTAACATCGAAACTGCTAACGAAGAAGTAACAGCAATCTCATTCAAGGTTGACAAGAAGTGTTTTGTTTTTGGTAGAGGTGAATTTGTTCACGATAGAAAGAATGTTTTCTATTTCCGATTCGATAGTGAACGAGCACTTCTCCAGAAGTTTTTTGAGATATGGGATAAAGAATCTCCAGATATTGTCACAGGATGGAACATAGAGACATTTGATATTCCGTATCTTGTCAATCGTGCAAAGAGACTATTCGATGCCAGAAAAGACCCATCGAAATTACTTTCGCCTTGGAGAAAGGTAAGAGAGTATACAATGTATGGTATGGGAGGTAAGGAACTTCAGGCATATTCTATTATGGGTGTGGAAACTCTTGACTATCTTTCTACATATCGTAAATTCACTTACATCAACCAAGAGTCATATCGACTTGACCATATCGCTTTTGTTGAATTGGGTGAACGTAAATTGGATTATTCCGAGCAAGGTTCTCTCCATCTTCTTTACAAAAACGATTACCAAAAGTTCATAGAATACAACATCAAAGATGTGGAGTTGGTAGAACAACTTGAAGGTAAGATGAAACTACTTGAAATGGTAATCTCACTTGCTTATCTGAGTAAGGTAAACTACAGTAATACATTCGGTCAAGTAAGAATGTGGGATACTCTGATTTACAATAATCTTCTGAGGAAAAACATAGTCATTCCACCCAAAACACATTCCAGTAAATCCACTCAGTTTGAGGGTGCTTATGTGAAAGACCCACAAATCGGTACTCACAATTGGGTTGTGAACTTTGACCTGAACTCATTGTATCCTCATCTAATCATGCAGTATAACATCTCGCCAGAAACTTTGATTACTGATGAACTTCCGTCTGAACTACAAACCGTGAAGAATGACCGGCCTGGTGTTGGTGGAATGTTGGATGAGACAATAGACTTACAATCACTGAAGAAATATAAGGTAACCTATACTCCTAACAATGAATTTTACAAGACGGATAAACAAGGTTTTCTTCCTGAAATGATGCAAGAACTTTACGACAATCGTGTCAAATACAAATTGAAGATGATTGAAACGAAGAAGAAGTTGGAGAAAGAGAAAGACAGAAAAGAAAAGAGAAAACTATCTCATCTCATTTCCAAGTATCACAATATGCAGAACAATCTAAAGATTACTCTCAACTCGGCATTTGGTGCGATGGGTAATCAACATTTCCGATACTTTGACCAACGAATCGCAGAAGCCATTACTACTTCTGGACAGTTGGCCATCAAGTGGGTTGAAAAAGAAATCAATCGTTATCTGAATGAGGTTCTAAAACCAGAAGAAAAAAAGGATTATGTTGTAGCGGTGGATACTGATTCCGTTTATATTTGCATGGATGACCTTGTGAAACAAGTGTATGGAAACGACATATCAGATAAGAACAAAGTGATTGATTTTCTCGACAAGGTTTGTTCTGACCAGATGGAAAAGATTATCGATAAGTCATACGATAAACTCAAGGATTATGTAAATGCTTTCGATCAAAAGATGGTAATGAAACGTGAGAATCTTGCAGACAAAGCACTGTGGACAGCTAAGAAGAGATATATTTTAAATGTGTATGATTCGGAGGGTGTGAGATACGAAGAACCCAAACTTAAAATGATGGGAGTGGATGCAATAAGAAGTTCAACACCTACTGCTTGTAAAGAGAAAATGAAACATCTCTTTAAGATTATTATGAATGGAACCGAAGATGATGTTATAACATACATTGACGATTTTCGTAAAGAGTTTATGACATTGGGAGCAGAAGAAATCTTTTTTCCTCGCTCGGTTCGTGGTCTTGAGAAATATCACGATGCAGCTCATCTTCACAAGAAAGGTGCTCCTGTTCATGTCAAAGCTGCGTTGCTTTACAACAAACTCTTGAAAGACCACAAATTAGTAAATGATTATCCTACAATCAAGGATGGTGAGAAGATAAAGTTTGCGTATCTCAAGAAACAGAATACTACTGGTGGAGAAGTGATTGGGATTTTGAATCAACTTCCCAAAGAATTTGAGTTACAAGAGTTTATTGATTACGACAAAATGTTTTCAAAATCGTTTGTTGAACCGATGCGGGTAATTTTAGATGCTGTAGGTTGGCAAACAGAACACGTCGCATCATTAGAATCATTTTTCGGTAATTAATGTTTTTCGGGATTCTCACATTGCTGACTGCATTAGCTATATCCTCAGTAGCTGCATATTACAGCATAATTGGTCTGATGGCGATTTTTTCGGGTGCGACAACATCAATTGCAGTTATGGGTGTTTGCCTAGAAATTGGCAAACTTATCTGTGCTTCATGGACGTTTACCAATTGGAAAACATCACCTTTCGTAATGAAGACCTATTTCATTGGTGCTGTAATAGTATTGATGTTGATAACCTCACTTGGTATATTCGGGTTTCTTTCAAAAGCACATATACAGCAATCGAGCAACACTATATTGATGGAATCGAAAATACAACGAATAGAATTGAAAATAACTCAACGACAAAAAGAAATCGGTAGACACCAAAGTAGATTGAATATTTTAGATAAAGCATTTGAAAAATACATCTCGCTCGGTGCAGTCACAAAAGGATTTCAAAAAATAGGAGAGATGGAGTCCGATACAACTCTCCTAAAAACAAAAATACAAGGATTAGAAAATGAAATAGACAATTTTACAGATGAGAAGTTTGATATGAAAACGGAAATCAATCTTGCGGAGGTTGAA